GTCTCTAGCAAATGCTAAAATATCAAAACTGATTTGTTTAATTGATCCAGATCCTCTAATATCATCTAAGCTAGCCATTTGACCATCTTCAAATGATTTTCCTACTTTATCCATTTTACGTAAATGCGAAACTAACCCAATCCAAACATCATGCCTTTTAACTAAAGATAATAAGTCATTCATTACTTTATCAACAGCTTCATTACCTGTTAAACCTTCAGAACCTTCCGATACCAAGATTGTAATGTGGTCCAAAAAGAGGTATTTAGCACCCATAACACACATAGACTCCAGAGTATCAATAATAGAACCGTCTCGGATACTCCCGTGATGATCAAGAACAATAACCCGGCCATCGCCAAAGACGGTATCAAAGCCTGGACGAAGATCAGCAAGAGGAATTTCATCTTTAGCTGGGTTTTTGTTGAGGACCATACCCGATAGCTTCCTAGCGACTTCCGAGGGTGATTCTTCCAAAGAAACCAAACCAATTTTTTCATCTGTTGTTTCCAATAAGTGTAACATTATTTCACGTAGTAAAGTAGATTTACCTGAGCCAGTACCACTAGTCCATAAGGTAATCTCACCTGTACGCATACCTTTTAATTTATCATTAAGCCCAGCAAGACAGGGAGGATAGGGAATACTTTTTTTATTAGAGTACTCTACCATTTCTTCCCATATTTGTTCAGGATCTGTAATAAGACCTGCAGGAGAATATTGTTTAGCATTCCATACACATTGCATGGTTGCTTCTTCGCCTTGCTTAACTAATGTGTCATTAGCATCTTTTTCTAAAGATTTAACAACTTTAACTTTATCAAAACCAATAATTTTAGCAGCTTCTCTTAAAGCAGTATCACCTTTCTCATCATTATCTAACCATAATATTACTTCTTTAAAAGAACGTAACCATTTACGATTATTTTTGAGAGGAGTTAACATAGAAGCAGAAGGTAAAGAAACTACTGGATAAATTTTTTTATATTTAACAAAAGCAGAGTGAGCTACAGCCATTGCATCTAATTCACCTTCTGTAATAATAACTCTGTTACCACCAGATGCAAAATTTGATTGACCAAATAATTCACAATTACTTTGAGAAAAACTACCAACAATACTAAATTGTTTAGGTAATAATCTCTTTTTGTAAGCAACTACTTCACCTTCTACTGTGTAAGGATAATATTGAGCAGTTACTGTACCATCATTATCTGTTTCAGATCTTACTTTAAAGTGCTCCATAATAGGCTTTGATATTTTACGATCTGGCATAGATCTAATGCCTAACTGCTCTATCTCCTCAAGACTTAGTTGAGATGTAAATTCTGTCATTACTTCTCTCTCTTTAAATTCAGTTTCATGAATATTTTTTACTGGTGTTTCGCAAGAAAAACAATAACCTGAATCATCTTCATATACTTGAAAAGCATCTGAACTAGAACAATTGGGGCAAGGTTGATTACGAACAACAATACGTCCCATTAGTGTTTTGTTTCCTCATTAAATGTTTTGGGTAAAGCTTCATAAATAGCTAATTCTAAATCTTCTTGAGAATAAATTTTTCTTTGCTCTTTAGGAGTAAGAAAATTTACTAAAACTAATAACCAAAAATACATAGAAAAGCCTAAACCAATGTAAGACAAAGGAGTTGCTACCCCATTATCATGGCTTACCCATGCATTTATAGGCAAGTAAATATTTAAAACTACCAATAAAAAAGTTACAAACTGTGTCATTTATTATATCTCCTAAAAGTTACGTCTAGATATTCTTTTCCTTTTTTAACAATTTCTTTTTCAGCAGTTATTTTATAAACATACCTATCATTAAAGCCATAAAGGTTTTGCCAAGTATCTAAAACAGGTTTACAAACATTATCTACATCCGCTAAACTAGAAGAAAATCCTGCTTGTATATCTACCTCTAATTGTTCAGTATCATTAAATGGCCATACTTTATGACTATCGGGAGTGCTATAAGCAATATCTTCGCGCCATTGTCTATATTCTTTTGTAATTTGTTTAGCTCTATACCAAAGTTTATTAGCTGAGATAGGCTTTAAGTCATATCTATATTGCCATTTTTGTTTCATACTAATTTTACTTCAATGTTATTTCTACCTAAACCAGTATAAGCTGAAGCGCTTCTTGCAATTCCTGTAACTTCAGAAACTAATTTATGACCTTTGTTAAAAGCATCATGCTCAGTTAAAGCTGTTACAGTTCCTACTAGTTTATAATAATAATATACATTCCATTTTTTAAACATTATTTAAATCCCATTGATCATCCATTGTACGTTTTATATGAAGTAATTGACCACAAGTTAATAACCTATCATACCAATCTGTAGGATGAAATTCTTGCCATTTACTTATAACGAAATCTAATCTATTTTCAGGAAGAACATTTGCTAACCAAGCATCTGCTTTTTTAGGACCAATTCGATATAAACCTTTAATATTATCAGCAGAATCACCCATTAACAATTGTTTATGAAACCAAAGATCTGCTTCATCTTCTGTTAAATGATACAATAAATCTTTTTTTGGATTATAATGAGCTCCTGCAACCATATTTAAGTCTTTATCTTCATGTACTAAAACAAAAGGAATATTGTTTACTCTATCTTCTTCACACCAAATACGAGCTAAATCATCAGCCTCCATGCCATCTGCTCTAACTGCATTAAACTCTTCCATTAACGCATTATGCGCTGCTTTTAGTAAAGGCTTTTTATCTTCATCTGGTTTTTTTCGATGCGCTTTATATTCGCTACTAACTGCATTACGATAGTTTCCTTTACCCTTAACTGCAATTTTATAGTCAGTAGCAAAAACACTGTCTAGTGTTGTGTTAAAAAGCTCAATAGCAAAGTCTGCTGCTTCTTGTGGCGTTTCTACTTCTTTAGATAAAGCTGCCCAATAGACATAAGGATCTCCGTCTACATTTGCTTTCATAATTTAAACCTCATTATTTATGTTTTTTGCATAATATGCTACTAACTCTTTTTCTTTACTATAAGCTTCTATCTCATGAAGTTGTTTATCATAGGGTAAAGAATAATCAAACTCATCTCCACGCAAATGTTGCATTACATGTACTAGCTCATGAGCTACCATTGTCATAAAAGATTCAATGTCTTGCAATAAAGATTTTTTACATTCAATTTCAAAAACATCTAAACCAATTAATTCTTCATAACCTAAATGAAGAGTTGCTGCTTCCATGTTGCTGCTACCATCTAAATCACTATCGTTTACTACTTCTAATTCAATAAGCACATTTGGAGTATCATCTAAATCTCTAGTAATAATAGGTAAAAGTTTTGTTACCATATCTTCAAATAAATTATTTGCTTCTAAGATATTCATTGTTAAATTTCCTCTACATTTTCAGGATAAAAGTACCAATGATCTCCAACTAAAGTAGCTTGTATTCTAAGCTTTTTACCGATAGACAAATATAAAGCAGCACCTTGTTCTGCGCTTACTTTATAGCTTGCACAATTTAAAGTTTCATTTCCAATCCAAAGTCTAAAGAAACTTTTTTTACCTACTTTATGCGTATCAATTTGTTCTAATACTGCTTCAATAGTTTTCATATTGTTATTACAAACAGATTTAGCTGTTAAAAGGTAAGCTTCATCATTGTTATGTTTATTATAGTAGTCTTCATTATTTTTAGCATCCACTGCTCTTAAAAAACCAGTTTCAAATGCTTTCATTTCAATAGCATTACCTACAGCTAATATTTCTCTTTCAAAATTTTCAGGCTGTTTATCATATAAAACTTGTAATTTATCAGAAGAAAACTTATAGCCATCAGCAGGATTACCAACATGATAACCTATGTATTGCATTCCTGTACTTTTACACGTCCATTTATAAACAAACGCATCATAATTTTTAGTCATAAAAATGCCTTTTAAAGTTTGTCTTTATGGTGCTGAACTTCAATGCGTTTAAGTTTTTTTGATAACTTTTTTACATATAAAACTCTTACATTTTCAATTCCAAACCAAGACAAAGAATCTCCTTTATAAATTTCAGGGCCTAACCCTTTCATAAAGAAAACATTTTGTTCTATTGGAGAAGACCATATTTCAACATTTTTATGATTGTGCATAAAGTTGATTTGCATCTTTTTTATCCAATTCTGT